GTTACAGGTCCGATGTCCCCTTTGGCGACAGGAATGGAACGAAGTTCCTCCTGCCCAACTGTATTTTGCAAGTATTCGGCGACTGTCCACCAACCTCTCTTGTAGAAGTTGTTGGAGCACTCGACGGTGCTTACAAGGGACTCGGGAATAGAAGGGTCATAAGCCTGCTTGATGTACGCAGGTGTCACATCGACACCCATGAACGCGTCCATCCCGCATGCTTCTCGGAAAAGTCCTTCAGAGAAAGACTTGTCCTTGTTGACCTTCAGTCCGCATGTTTCGAGTATGCGGACTAGCCAGGAGTACGCCTTCTTGTCGATGATGATATCATCACCAAAGACACGAATGCGATGGGCCCTTTGGCGCATTGCCTTAAGGTCAGTTCTAAAATCGTTATCACTGAGCATTATCGCAAAGTGAGCGATCACTGTAAAGATGATAGTCTGAACAGGGAACGTGACAGCTGATCCCATTGCTGCGAACTTTCGCAGCAGTAATAGTTGATCCTTATCACACGACGAATCGAGTGAGGCAGGAATCAACACGGATCTGCTCCTGGCAGCATGAAGCGCGTTTAGCAGGGATTCATTGCCCTGGAAAACGTACTCGACGAGGCGCGTTGACAATCTGTCGCTTGCGGCAGAGAGGTCAACAGTAGCCATAGAGCCATCCCTGGAAGATTCCAGGGCTAGGTTTTGGCTGTGCAACTGGTTATCAAAGGCTATAGAAAGCCCAAGAGGACTAGAAGCCACCTTGTCTTCCAACCATCTCTGGATACCACCTTGGATCCATTGATGGGCAGTAGGTTCCGCGGCAATCAGCCTCGGCCCCTTCTGCGTTTTTGGAACTGCATACATCAGGCAAGGATATTCCTTGTCCGATGGATTGGACCTATGATCGTGAAGATCACATGTACCAAACCAATCAAACGGGAACATCTGGTCAAGTTTCTTAGGCCAGTTCTTGAAGTCATACTTGATGACTCCCGGAACACGGTCGGAAACTGCGCCAGGCCCATGCTTTGGACGAATAGCCCAGACCGAGAGTTCGCCCCAGGAACTGCATAGGGTAGCGCAAAGGCTACTAAAGGCAGTCCAGGGAACGTCTCTCAAACTGTTGTCTACCGGCTGTTCAAAGCCAGAAAGAGTCAGCTGACGAGCTGATTCAGGCGTACGATCGCCCCACAAAGGGTGACCGGTACGTCGACTCCAGTCAGGGACAT